TTTACGATATGGGTATTCAACGTAAGCAGGATTGGGATACAGAAGATATGCTGACAAAAGCAGTTATGTCTGACGATGGAAAAGTTGGTGATAAGGGATCACTTGTAACTATCGCAAAGAAAGCATAAGGGGGAATTAAAATGACACCTTACAAACACGGATACGGACAAATAATCGATACAGACGCAGCAGATGCGTCTTGCGACAGAGGATTTATAGCACATCAAAACATCGCAGCAGCAGATGTTACTCTTGCAGATACAAATGGAGTACATCTAGCAAAAACTAATCCAGCAATTAATGTAGCGGCAACTTGTGTTGTTGCTGCGGCAAGCGCAGAAACTGATATTTTAACAGTTTCCTCAACGGTAGCACTCGGAGCAGATGCGAACGTATTAAGTATTTTATTAACAACCGCAGAAGATGATGTATTATCAGTTTCAAAAAATACACCAGATACAGATGGAATTATCAACATTTCTTTGGCGAAAACAACAGCTTCATACAACACAGCATCAAAAATTCAAGTAGCTGTTCGTTCATTAACTAGCGTTAATGGAGTTTCTGTTGCCGCATTCACTTGCGCAGCAGGCGGAGATTGGGATACAGCAGCAGTTGCTACTGGAGAAGATGGAGCGGTTGATTTCAGTGGCGGCTTATCTCCGGTTGATGTTATTACTACTGGTATTTTGCCATTATCTGTACCAAGAAACATTACAGCAACATCTGGCGGAACATCTGGAGATATTAAAGCAGTACAAGTTACCATTGTTGGAACAAATTATAATGACGAAGTAATAACAGAAGTGCTGCCAATATTTACAGCAAATAGCGCAACAACAGTAGTCGGATCGTTAGCATTTAAAACAGTAACATCAATTAGTGTTCCAGCGCATGATGGGTTAGGAGCAACAACGGAAATCGGATTCGGAACAAAATTCGGGATTCCATATTTGTTAGAAGCAGATGAATTAGTTATTGTAAAATTATTTGATAAAGCAGTTGATGCTGGAGCGGTTACAGCAGATGCCACTGATTTAGAAAAAAATGTATTTGCATTAAGCGGAACAGCAGATGGAGCAAAAGAAATTGATTTGTATATGATTGTTTAACTAAAAACAAGCGGGGGTTTGCGCTCCCGCTATTTTAAAAAAAGAGGGTGCAAAATGTCAATTTTAGCAGATGTTGCGTTAGCGTTACGAATTAAATCAACTTCATATAATGATGAAATTCAAGATTTGATAGATGGCGCAACCGCCGATTTATTATTAAGTGGAATTTTGCAAAGTAAAATTGATACGCTAGAAACTGATGAACCAGATATATTGATAAAAAGATGTATTATTTTATACAATAAGGCAAATTTTGGTTTAGATAATCAAGATAGCGCAAAATTTGAAGCATCTTATGAAAGTTTAAAAATTCATTTAATGCTATCCGCCGAGTATACGGAAGAGGTGGTTTAATGTTTAAAGATGTTGCTAAATTAAAGTATATAGTTCATAGCGCAGACGCAGACGGAATTTCAACAGAAACCTTGACATCATACGATGTATATGTTGAAAAAAAATCAGTAAAGGGCGTTGAGTTTTACGCATCGATGCAGACAGGAATAAGGCCATCAATTGTTTTTAAATTACGAAACGAGGATTGGGAAACAACTAGACATATTGTAAATGCGAAGGCTGTTTATGCGGAATTAGTCGAATATGACAGCGCAACTTATAAAATTGTTAGGGAATATACGGTTGGGGATGGCATGACGGAAATTGTTTGCGAGTAAGAAGGTGTAAGATGGCAAAATTTGAATTTGATTTTGAAGGACTTGACAAACAGCTAACAAAGTTAGATAATTTTAGTGAGGTAGCAACGGAAATATTGGAGCAATGTGGTCCTATCTTGGTGGCAAATGTTAAATCGGAATGTGCAAAACACGTTGTGACACATTCAATGGTGGATTCCATAAAACAAACGAAAGTCATTAAGAGAAAAGACGGATATGGTATTGTTGCAAGGCCGACAGGCATTGATGAAAATGGAGTGCGAAACATGGAAAAAATAGTCTATGCAGAATATGGCACATCCAAACAATATCCAACTCCAATATTATCAGTTGCAATTGATAAATCAAAAAAAGAAATTGAAACAGTAATGCAACAAATTTATGATCGAGAGGTGGCGAAATGACAGTTAATCAAAAAATAATTAGCGCAATTACGCCATATGTTACAAATTGTGTTTATGGTGCATATACAGGAACATCCACGACATACTGTGTTTTTTATTTTCCGAAAACATCCGTGGAATCAATGGGGGATGATACAGCAGTTATTGATATTATTCCAGTCGAAGTACATTTATTTACACCAGGTAATTATTTAACACTAAAAAAACAAATTAGGGCAAGTTTAAAAAATGCAGGGTTTACCTATCCGAACGTTACTTGCTTATTTGAAACAGATACGAAACTAAATCACATTTTATTTGAGTGCGAGATTAAAGGACACTCGGAAACGGAGACGTAAATGAAAACAGGATTAAAATATCCTTATATTGCACAGTACAACGAATCAACAGGCGCATACACAAATGGATTTTTAGCAAGCAAAGGCGTTGAATTTACAACCGCACCTGCATACAATTCAGTTTCAGTTGCAGGGGATGATGAAATTGTAAAACAAACTGATAAATTCAAAAACTCTGCAATTTCCTTAAAAGTAACAAGATTCCCAATTGCAGCTGCGTCCGTAATTTTTGGGCACACAGTTAGCGGTACAGAAGTTAAAAACAACACGTCAGATGTTTCAAATTATGTTGGACTTGGCGTTGTTACAACGACTGTAAACGACGCAAGTGTAGATACTTACACAGCAATGATTATCCCTAAAGTAAAATTTATGGAAGGTGGAAACTCTTTCACAACAAATGGAGATTCTATCACAATTACTGCTCCACAAATTACAGGAATGTCCTATGCAGACATCAATGGGGACTGGTATATTGAAAAAACATTTGACACGGAAGCGTTGGCTTTGGAATATGTAAAAACAACACTTGAAATTTTACCAAAATGTACAACACCTATTTCCAGTGTAGATTCTGGAACATATGCTGTTACTCAATCCGTTGTATTGACCGCAGGAGCAGGAGAAACAATTTACTACACAGACGATGGATTAACACCAACCGCACTTGACACTGAATACACAACTGCTATATCCGTTGCTGCAAGCACTATGATTAGGGCAATCGCAATCAAAGCAGGATCTGTCAATTCAGATGTTGCAGATTACGAAATTCTTATTTCGGCATAACAAATTTTATTGTATAAAGGGCATGGACTTTACGAGGTTTGTGTCCTTTTTTAAAGAAAGAAGGCATTATGGAACAATGTAAAATGATTACAATTAGCGAAAATACATATCCAATTCGTTTTGATTATACAGTTTTAGAAAAAGTTGCAGAAAAATATCCGAACATACATAAATTTGAGATGGAATTAATTGGGTGTACGTTGGTAAAAAATAAAGATGGCGAAGAAGCGCCACAAATAACAAAGGACCCGTCCATATCTTGCATTATATTTTTGTTGCCATTGATGATTAATTCAGCGCTTGATTACCAGGGATTTGAGCAAGTAGACAAAAAACAAATTATACAAGAAATTGATTTAAACTATATAGAATTAGCAGGAATATTACACGCCGAAATGAGCAAATGTTTTAAAAGTTCAGTTGTTCAAAAAAAAAAGTACATTCCGAATCCGAAATAGATAGAAAATGGCTTGCAGAAGTTTTGTATGTGTCTAAAAACAAACTAGGCTATACCGATAAAGAAGCAAGACATATTTTTATTGGAGAGTATATCGAACAATTTGAAGTATTCAAGAAATATCACAATATTGAAATGACACAAACGCTATTCACGGATGAGGAAAAAGAAGAAAAAGCAGAAGAAAAACCGCAATGGGTAGTTGATGAAGAAAGGAAAAAAGATGGCAAGTAAAATTAATATCGGAGCAGCCATAGCGTTAGATGGAGGGAGCGAATATAAACAAGCCTTAAAAAATA